GCATACGAAATCAAGAAGGGTTGGAACTTCCTTGAAGGTACAGCTAGGTATGCTTACAGTTTTGAAGCAAAAGTATTTGAAAACGAAGCACTTTATGTTGATGAAATAGAAAAAGACGATAGCGACAATGATTTTATCGAAAATATGTTCAATGAGTTGATGAAACCATGAATGTATATGTAATAGCTAAAATATCTGAAAATGGTAAAGTTTACTATCATTCAGGGGGAAACGCCTTTAACAACAAAGTTGTTACCCGATTGTACAATGACTTAAGAACGGCTAAGATACAGCTTGATAAAGTCCGACAAGGAGTAGAAAAACCTGAAAGCGTGGTATTGGTTGGATATTATGCTGAAAATGGCAAAGTATTGCCCTATTAAAACAAACTAAACGGGGGTAAATGATGAAAGAAATAGTTTTATACACAAAAGACAACTGCCAAGCGTGCAGATTGATGAAAGCGCAACTCGACAAGTTGAACGTAAATTACAAGACCGAAAATATTATGGAAAATGCAGAGCAACTAGAATATTTTCGTTCGATTGGAATTCTACAATTGCCAATTTTAACCATTGATAAGACAGTGGAAGCCTTTGGTATGAGAGTAGATAAAGCTAAACAAGCGTTGAAAAATCACGGTATCATTGAATAATATTAAACCCGTTGCAAATGGTAACGGGTTTATTTTGTTATAACGAGTGTAAAAAAGTATTGTAGATATAATAAAATATTTTATAAAAAACCTATTGCTTTTAACTTCCCACCGTGCTATTATAAGAATGTAGTCAAGAACTACAAAATTGATTTTCAAGAAAGAAGGAAAACAAAATGACAAAAGCATACAATGGTAACAATTGGAATATCGTTGAAATTGAAACAACTAGAGAACTAGAGAACTTTCTTAGCGCCCCTATCTTGAACGGTCGAGATAACGCTAGTGAAACGGGAAACAAACGCTTTACGGGAACAGATAACTTTGAACAAGCTGAGAACTTGAGAAGAAAAGGTGACAAGAAAAGCTTATCAATGCTGAATGATTATAAAATAAAGTTTGACAAATATATACAATACAGCAACGGGTATAAAATCAAACAAAGAAATGACATTCACGGGTTCGTTCCAATTGTTCCTAACGCTATTATAGGGCTTCCCTTATCAATGATTAATCAAGCTAGAGAGCCTAAAAAGGTCAAAGGTATCGATATATTTTACAATGTATCTATCAGATGCGGAACGAGTACTGAAGACATAGCCCGAAAAGGTGCTATCATGTTATCATTGATAGACGCTTTAGAAAGAAAAGGTTTTAGGGTTAATTTAAAAGTTGGGAGCGTCTGTATGAAAGGGAATACGGTTCACGGGGTTATTACTACTATTAAACACTATGATGAACCATTGAATATCAGAAAACTAGCTTACTACTTAGTAAACCCTAGTTGTTTGAGAAGGACATTTTTCAAACTCAAAGAAACAATACCAGAACTTACAGACGTAACGAATAACGGTTACGGTACTAACCACAAATTTGACAAACAACGGAAACGGTTGAAAGCTATTTACGGCGAACAACTAAGAATAGTCGACAGTAGCATTATGGAAAACACAGATATTTCAGACGACAAACTATTTGAAAAAATGTCCCAAGTGCTAGGGGTTGAGAGTACCACAGTATTAAGTTAGACTATCTGACGGTTGAGCGATTGCTTGACCGTTTTTATTTTCCTAGTTTTCTTATTTCAACCAGTTGAGAATTTTTTCAACCGAGTTGAAATTTTTTGTAAAAAACTATTGCTTTTTAGTTTTGACCATGATATTATGTATTTGTGGTTGAGATAACTGTTAAGAAACAAGAAAGAAGGAACAGAAACATGACCGATAAAGAAAAAGAACTATCTAGACAACTCAACGTTGAAATGCTAACAACACTAGGTTTCAACAAGAAGTACGGCTTATACTTTGATAGCCTAGAAAAGAAAAATAAAATGTACGTTGGATATATGGGCTCAAACGCCAAAGGCGAGTATTTGAAATTACACGAATATCCTAGCCTTGAATTTATCGCTTGCACTCAAGAAGGAAATTCTAAACCATTCAATGAGCAATTGAAAAATCGCTTATGGCGATATGTAGATAACTTGTTAGAAGGTACAGACTACGGATATAGATTTATATCAACTCAACAACCACAATATGCAATGGAACCAACAGAAAAAGAAGAAAAGAAAGTAGGGCAAACAGAAATGACAAACGAAATTAAAGAGTTGCAACAATCAATTCTAGAAATGCAAAAATCAATGCTGGAAGGCTTTAAAGTGGTAACCGAGAAAAACCCTTATGAAAAAGCAATCGTGGAAGCTATTATTAACAAAGGAAAATCTATTTCAGTTGATGAACTCAAAGAAGATATTCTCAAAATGGTAAATGAATTTATCGCTAGTGAATATGGCAATTTACCAACCACAATTGAAATCAAAAAAGGAAGTGAAAGAAAAGAAATTAAAGGCAACTTTCACAAAGACTTTGAAAAAATTCTCAAAGTTGTTGACGCAAATGTTCCCGTAATGTTAGTAGGTCGAGCAGGTTCGGGTAAAAACCACACGCTGGAACAAGTTGCTGAAGCGCTGGACCTTGATTTTTACTTTAGCAACGCCGTAACTCAAGAATACACCCTGAAGGGTTTCATAGACGCAAACGGACACTTCCACGAAACGCAATTCTACAAAGCCTTTTCACAAGGGGGAATGTTCTTCCTTGATGAAATGGACGCAAGTATTCCCGAAGCGCTTATTGTATTGAATAGCGCTATTGCAAATGGTTATTTTGATTTTCCAATCGGGCGAGTTAGAAAGCACGAACGCTTTAGAGTTGTTTCAGCAAGCAACACTTGGGGTACGGGTGCCAATGCTGTATATATCGGACGTAACCAACTTGATGGGGCTACGCTTGACCGATTTGTTCAGATTGAGTTTGACTATGATACCGAGTTAGAACGTGGCTTTACAAGCGATAACGATTTATACGAGTTTACAATTGACTTGAGAAAAGCTATCGACAAAACGCAAACAAGGGCAATTGTATCAATGCGAGCGTTGCTAAACGCTGACAAACTCAACGGGGTGCTTCCAGTTGACGAAATTATCAAGTCTGTTTATATCAAGGGAATGAACAAGGCTGACTTGGATATTATCCTTGCTGAAATGAAAACAGGCGATAAAAACAAATATACAGCCGAGTTGAAAAAAATTGTCAAGAACATGGAAGATTAATCAAGGGGCTGTCAAGCCCCTTTGTATTGTTTAAAAGGTTGAGCAATTCAATGCAGACGGGCTTTTATGCGTAATAGAAAGGACTGATGAAATGAACACGTTTAAAGAACACGTTAAAAAGCGAACTAAAACAAGACAATTGGCAATTAATAATGACAATTGTAGTATCGACCCCGAATATGAGATACCGCTGACAATAGAAATCTATGAACAGTTGGAAGATTTGAAAACAGTTGCGCTTGATAAAGGGCGAGCGATTGCTAAAGATTTTTATAATCGCTACTTTGATAAGGATAGGCGAGCAATTGAAATGTGCTTCCTAGTACATGATGAAAAAAGCGACACGGAACTTGAACATGTATTTGAATGTTTGGGTTTTGACGTAGAAATAAAAGATTTATTGGAAGCACTTTATAATATCATTTACAAACGAGTAACTTTTTTCAATGTGAAGGTATCTAATACATTTTGTGGCGATCATAATTGGGCGTTTAGGGGTATATCAATCATTATTGAAAATGCAAGTTTGCCAATTTTTGACGCTGTCAATTATGACGTTGTATCGGGTTTCCAACAAACATCTAGGGGTACTGATTTTTCAGGCGAGTTTTTTCAAATACCACATGTTAGATATATCCTTAATGCTTTTTTATTTGAAGCGTTGACAGTACCAATAATAAAATATTGGTATCAATGCAAGAAAGATTATCGTTTAGCCTTGTCCACAAGAGATAGCAATGAAGCAAAACGATTGTTAAAACATGACGCTTATATTGACGATATTAAAGAATGGTTAGACAACTACCACAAAGGCGAATTTACACTAACAAAGAAAGTTGAAAATAAGGTTGTTAAGGGCGAGTGTGCCAAGTTGTTTGTCGAGTTGAATAATACCAAAGTCAAATATTGTATTTTTTATAACAGAAACAAAGCCCTTGCAACCCTTATATACAAAAAACGGCGCTATGGACAGCTTGCTTTCTCAGCCCTTGATGAACCAGATAGAAAAGAAATTGTCAAGATACTATATGCTAGACTGATAACAGATACTATTGTTTTTAATTTTGGGGTTTATAACAAACAATATCCACTATACGGTATTGATTGGAAGTGGTTTTTGACAACGGTTGGTGTGCCTAGTGATATAATAGATTTATCAGACGGCAATTTTATGTTTGAAATCGAACAAAACAACCGATTGCTAATACAGTTATTGGAAGATTACAAAGCCAATTAAATACAAATAATTTTAAAATACCCGTTGACTTTGCATTGTTCAACGGGTATAATAATGCTATCAACAAGAAAGGAATGAAAACAAATGAAAGATTTGACAAAACAAGAACATTACACGAACAACGGAATTGAACCAATTGAAATCATGCGAAAAAACTTCTCTCATGATGAATTTGTAGGCTTTTGCAAAGGTAACGTTTTAAAATACCTTTTGCGCTACAAAGACAAGAACGGTTTAGAAGATTTAGAAAAAGCGAAAATCTATTTAAATTGGTTGATTGATGAACTTGTGGCAGAAGATTTGAACAAGACCTTTGATGAACGCTTTGAAGAAATTGAACGAGAAGAGCAAGAGAAATGCTCATGCGGTTGTGTCATTGCGAAGATTGCAAAGGTTATGACGGTTGTGAAGGCAACAAAGGCTTTGGCGTACAATTGACATTGTTTGATAACGAACCAACGGAAGAACCTTCGATTGTTTCAGCCAATGATTTTGTGGAAACCGAGATACCTAATAATTTTATGGAAACCGAGATACCAAATGATTTTAAAGAAGCAGACCTAACTAATAAAAAGTGCGAAAAAACAAGTGACTTTAAGAAATACTTAGCTTGGAAACAAACGCTTGATGATTTGAAAAAGGCGAATAAAACAAAAGGGGAGTAATTCCCCTTTTACATCAGTCTTAATAGAAAGGACAGAAACGGGTGCTGATAAATGAAAATAGGAAACAGAAAAATTATCCATAATCAGCCACTAGATGAACAATCTATGGAACGCTATGAAAAGTTTTGTGTGCATTTATTTGATAAGTTGTCAAGACAGCAATTTGTAAAGCACGTTAAAATGAAACGCTCAAAACAAAGCGAAGCTTGCTATTATAGAGTATATGGTTATCGTGGGGGCAGATATGCCTTTAGTATCAGAAATCATGACAGCTTTTCAGACCGTAAACAAGAAAATATTTATCTTGATGATTGTGAAAGTTTGCGAGATTTGGAACATTGGGCGATTATGGTAGCGAGAAATAGAATTTACAGACAAGAATATTAACTAAACAGAAAAGAAAAGCGACCTTATCAATTGATAAGGGGGGCTATATTTTGAAATATGAAATCATTGCAACAGGAAGCAAGGGAAACGCTGTATTGATTAATGATATATTGGTTGATTGCGGCATTCCTTTTAAACGCTTAAAACCGTATTTGTACGAAGTAAATACACTTTTAATCACTCACGAGCATAGCGACCATGTGAAAGCGACGACTTTGAGAGCAATTAAAAAGCATTTTCCTAATATACAGGTGATAGCGAATTACATGGTTAAGCAATTATTCCCAGAATACGTTGACTTGACAGCAAACGGTGGCGTTCCTTTGTTTACGCAGTCGGGAATTGTAACCCCGTTTGATTGTGTGCACGATGTACCTTGTTTGGGTTATTCGTGGATTGTTAACGGGAAAAAGGTGGTTTATGCGACCGACACTAGCACAATGGAAAATTGCCCCGTTGATATAGCTATTGATTATTGTTTCTTAGAAGCGAACTACGATGAAATCAAAGTCCAACAGATAGTACAAAATACCGATATGCTGAAAAAATACGGTTACGATATACGAAAAGGAACTGTAAGACATTTTTCAAAACAACAATGCAAATCATTCTTTTATAAAAACCGTGCTGATGAAAATAGCGTACTGATACAGCTACACCAAAGCGCACGTTTTTACTAATTGTAACAGAAAGGAAAGATGACAAATGCTAGATATTAATGTTTCTTATACCGTTCCAAAGGTAGAATGGAACAGCTTTGAACAAGACAAAGAGCAAGCTTTACAGGTCGTCAAGGACTTAGAAAGCCTTGAAATTACCGAAAACAATCTCAAGGAAGGTAAGAAGAAAATTGCAGAAGTAAGGAAAGTTACGGCTGAATTAAACAACAAGCGTAAAGAAATCAAGGCTGAAATGCTTACAAGCCTGACGGAATTTTCAAACAAGGTTAAAGAGATTGACGATATTTTAACGCAAGCTGTAAATGTTCAGCGTGACAAGGTCGAGCAATACGAGTTTCAGATTGCAAACAAGAAGTTTGAAACTATCAAAGAAATCTTTGACAAACGCAACAAGGCTTATAGCGAGTATAATTTTGATTTTAACGAATTTTATAAGACTCAGTTTTTGAACAAGACTTACAAACTTGATAAAATCGAGCTAGAAATGGTTGACTTTTTCGAGAACAAAAAGCAAGAAATTGAAACTATCAAGACGCTAGAAAACGCAGATGATATTTTGGTAGAGTATTATATCAACGGTTACAACATGAGTAACGCGATTAATACGGTCAATAAGCGTATTGAAGTCGCTAAAAATCTTGAAATCGAGCGTAAAAAACCATTAGAACAGCCAAGACAACCGATTAAGATTGAACCAATGCAACCTACTCAAGTAGAAAAACAAGAACAAGATACGCTTGTAATCGAAATTAAAGGTGCCGAAAAAATAGCACTTGCTAAAATGCTACTTGAAAGTAACAAGATTGATTACACGGTATTATAGTTAAAATAAATTAAAAAAAGTTTGAAAAAAGTGTTGACTTTTGAAGCAATCAATGTATAATGGGTAGTGTGATAAGGAAAACAGGAACTTATCACACTAACAAAAATTTTTAAAACTGAAAGGAATTAACAAAATCATGGCTAACTATTTAGGAAAATTACAACTAGTAGAATTAGAAGTAACTCAACAAGGCGTGGAATTGACATTCTTTCACGAAAAAGAAGGTACAATTCGCCAAGTAAACATCAGAAAACAGAAGTTTGACGATAAAACTAAAAAATATGTAAATGACGAAGCGCAGTTAGAACGCTATTTTGAAAATTTAAAAACTTACTTTGGTACTGATGATGAAACTAAGTTAGTTGAATCAGTTGGTAAAGAATTTGATGTTTGGGAAAGTGAGAACTATTGCTCGCTTTATGAACCGCAAACGCTAAAGAAATTTGGCGCTGATTATATCGGACAATTGTTGCAAGCCGATATTGTAGAATTTAGAGAGTACGACAGTAAAACGGTGGTTGTTCTTGAATACGATGGCGAAAACTATGGTAGCAATATTAACTACGGTAACTATATCGCTTCACTTGGGAAAACATTACCGAATCCGCAACGTAAAGCGAAACAAATGGAAAACTTTTTCAAGAAGTTTCATGTTCATTTTAACGATAAAGAGCAACTTGTTGGTACAACCGTAATGATTGAAGTAAAAGCTAACAATGTTGATAGCACAGGTAACAACCCTACTTATATCGAAATCAAGGCTTTACCTAAAAAGAAATAGCCTTTGATATAATAAAATAGCATAAAAGCCCTAACTAATGTAGTTAGGGCTTTAAAATTAAAGAAAGGGCTGTTCAAATGATTACAGTTGACAATTTTTTAAACGAAGAAAACCTAGTATTTCTTGATATAGAAGTCTTTGCGTATGATTGGCTAGTGGTTGTCAAAGACATAAACCACAATGTTTTAGGAGTTTTTCGTAACGGAGTGAACCCATGGGAACATGAAAAGCTTGTGAAAGATAATATCAGTAAGGAATTGGCTAGACTGATTGATGGGAAAGTAGTTGTAGGTTACAACAATTATTTTTATGATGACAAAATCTTAAATAAGCTACTAACTACCACGGACACACGTTTTATCAAAATGTTAAATGACACCATTATCAACGGACATCGCTACAAGCAAGGCAAACAAGAATTCTTATCACTTGACGTTTTTAGACAGATTGACGTAAGTAACCCTAGTTTAAAGAAAATCGAAGCTAACAGGGGTACTAATATCGAAGAATCAAGTATACCGTTTGACATTAGACGACCTTTGACGAGCGAAGAACTCACAAGCACTTTTGAATACTGTTCTCACGATGTATCGGAAACAATCGAAACATTTAAGCTAAGATTAGATAATTACTTTGAACCAAAGCAGATTATCATTAGGGAAATTCTCAACCGTTGGGGCGAGCGTTACGAGTTAGCGCAATTAATCAGATTAAACATTACAAGCTTAATGGGTATTTTAATTTTAGGCGACAAAACCATTGAACAATGGAACAGTTATCACGTTACAACGAAACCAACAGGCGCTTTTGAGAGTCACTATGAGTTAGTCACAGCTTGGAACGAACAAGACAAGGAATTTATCGAAGCTCAGGTTGCTAACGGACTACCACAAGCCGTTGTCGATATGTGGAATAATAGTCAATTTAATCACTTAACAAATAAATTTGAGCGACCTACAAAGAAAGTGATTATTGAAATGTTCGAGAACAAGCTCGAATTCGGCTTTGGTGGCTTGCATGGCGTTCCCGTTGATAAATCGCTAAACGTATTTAAAAACGTTTATATGTTAGACGTGGCGAGCTTATACCCTTCAATCATGGTAAAATTGGGTGTACTTGGCGAAGGCACAAAATACTTTGATAACATTATGCAACAGCGATTGACATTTAAACATACAAAAGGCAAAGAAAAACAGTCATTTGGGTTGAAAATCGGTATCAACTCAACATTCGGTTGTTTAATCAGTCAATATTCTAACCTTTTCAATCCTTACGGTGGTCAATCGGTATGTATGTACGGACAAATGTGTTTGTTTGACCTAGCAAAGCGCCTTGACGAAATCGGGGCGTATATGATGAATATAAACACAGATGGTATCGGGTTCACTCATGACGATATGGAAGCAGTAAAGCGAGTTTGGCACGAATGGGAGAATGTTTGGGGCTTTACACTTGAGTTAGATGAGTTTTATAGAATTTATCAGAAAGATGTAAACAACTACATCGGTACACGATTAATCGATGGTCAAGAAAAAGTTACAAAGGCTAAAGGTGGACAAGTCAGCCGTTACAAGAGTAACCAATATTTCAAGGATAATAGCTTGCGAATTTGTGATATTATGCTAGTAAATGCTATTGTTTACAAAACGCCACTAATGCAGACTATCAAAGACAACCTTGACAATCCTTTACTATTTCAGCAAGTGTTGAATAGAACGGGTAAATTTGCCAAGACAGTTGACGACAACGGGACCGAATTTGATAACAAGGTTATTAGGGTTTTTGCCGTCAAGGCTGACGAAGTAACAGACGACTACACCACGGTTGGTAAATTGTACAAACAGCGAGAAGATGGTTCGAGAATTGTCTTTGAGAAGCTGAATGATACGAATATTATATTCAATGATAAGCTAGAAAATTTGAATATCGAAGATTTTTCAGAAATGATAAATAAAAAATATTACCTTGAATTAGGCAATGACTTACTCAAACAATGGGGGTTCGACCTAAGCGAACAAGGCTATTGAGCTAGGGATAAACCCTAGTTTTTTAGTTTGGCGCATGGTTTCAGTTGCGAATATTTTTAGCGAGTTGTAATAAATATTCATTTTTATGTATTGAAAGTGTATAAAAATTCAATATATGTCAGCAAAAACTGCATATTTTCAACTGGTTGAAACAGAAATATTCGCTATTTTTCGACAAAAAATTTTAAATAAACTATTGACTTTTTAACCAATTAAGCATAAAATAATCTTGTGTTTTTCACAAAACCTAAACAGAAAGGAAGTAAACAATGTATATTCAATATAAGAACGGAACGAAGCGACCTTTTAAAGACGCTGACGGCGAATATGTATATTCACCCGATTTAGAAGCGTTCAATACTTGTGGCATTGTGCTAACTGATAGCGATATTGTACTTGACTTTGATAACGTAGATAAGCAGATATTGCGAAATTTAATTAAAGTATTAAATATCAATACCGAAATTTGTTGGACTGAAAGGGGAGTACACTTATTTTTCAAAAAACCTAACGGGGTTCGTTTCCCTGTAAATGCAATTGCTAAGTGTGGGTTGCCCGTCGAATACAAAAAGAAAACAGGTAAAAATATCAGTATTACAAGAAAAATGAACGGTGTACCACGGGAAACATACAATCTAGGCAAACGAGAAGAACTGCCTGAATTTTTATACCCGTTTAAAAAGGGAACAGACAGCGATACCGTCAACTTATCAGCATTACAGCAAGGTTCAAGAAACAATAACTTGTTCAAGTATGGCTTACTTATTAAGTCGCTCAAGAATTGGCAAACTTATCTTAAATGGGCAAACGATAACATTCTTGACGAGCCACTCCCTGAAAAAGAAATTGACGCTATTGTAAACAGCGTTCAAGCGCACGAAGGTGGCACGGATAACGAATTTTCCGAAGATTACAACCTAGCACAGCGTATCATTAAAGAAAAGCGTGTTTATCTTTATAAAGAGCTGTTATGGGTTCTTATTTCAGACGAACCGTTGACGTGGTCGAGCCAAGACGAGCATTTAAGAAAAGCAATCGGAGAAATAGCTAAAGGTCAAAGCGCAAGTATGTTAAGCGCTATTTTCACACAATTGAAATACCACGCCCCTATTATTCGAGAAGATACCATTTTTCCCGTTCGATTTGCCAATGGTATATTAGAAAATGGTCGCTTTGATACAGACGATGACGAACGTTTCAGTCCTTATACAATCAATATTGTATACGATAAACACGCTCAAAGCGTTAAAATCGTTGATGATTATTTGAACCACTTAACGCAAAATGACGAAAATTACAAGCGAGTTGTATTAGAAATGATTGGGCATTGCTTAATAACCAACCCTGAGAAAAAGAAAGCATTAGGAAAATTCTTCTTTCTACATGGTGGTGGGGGAAACGGTAAAGGGACATTGCTAGAAATTATAACAGCAATTTTAGGGCGTTCCAACGTATCCAACGTAAGCCCTAAACAGTTAAAAGACGAACGATACAGCAACGCTTTAATTGGAAAGTTAGCAAATTTAGCTGATGATGTGGAAGATGTTTCCCTTGATAATGACATCATGAAAATCATGAAAAACATTTCAACTTGCGACAATATCCAATTGCGCAAATTAAACCATAACGCCATTGAAACGCGGGTAACAGCAACTTTAATCAATACTACCAACCACTTACTAAAGTCCTTTGAAAAAGGCGACAGCTTCAGACGGCGCATGTTATGGTTACCAATGTTTACCAAAGTAGAAAAGTTTGACGGTACTTTTATCACACGAATAACAGCGCCACAAGCTTTATCTTATTGGGTACGTCTGATAATTGAAGCATACGAGAGATTGTGGGAAAACGGCGAGTTTACCAAAAGTGAAATGCTAAACGAAGCACAAACCGAATATCACAGAAACAACAACAATACAATCATGTTCCTTGAAGATACACCCGAGTCAGAAATAAGATGGCGAACTATTTCAGACATTTATACGAGTTACGAACAATGGTGTGATGACGCTTGCGAAAAACCACTAGCCAAGATTAGATTGACTGAAACTATCAGACAGCTACTCAACCTTGAAAGCAAGCTGACTTGGTTACCCAATGGTTCAAACCGTGGGCGCTACTTTGTTCCAGTCGGATATGACGCTAAAACAGATAAAGAACAAGAGTTGAAATGGTTGAATGAAAATTTGAAGTAATTACATGAAATGTAATACAAAGTTATATAATGCTTTCTAAGCCCTTTGCGACTAGTTTACTAGTTACAAGGGGCTTTGCAGTACCCTTGAAATGTTCATACATTCTAAAACACTCTTAAAATCGTCTCTAAGCCATTTTAACCATTTTAGGTATAATCAACCTAGAAACTATCTAAAACGTCTCAGAACGCAAATGAGAGCATTTTAGAGCTATTCAGGGCTATTTCATTCTTTCAAAGTTACAAGGTTGGCCGTTGGAAGAATGAAAAATGAGAAAATGACTAGTTTTCTTAAAAAGCAATTAGTTTTATTAAAATTTAATTGGAATTGTATAGAAATTACAAACAATTCAGCGTTCAATCAGTTTTTGGAACAAAATAGGGTAAAAACGTCCGTGGCTCAATCCTATGTGGCTCAAGGGTTTTGGCGATTTGGTGGACAGAACAAAACTATTTTCCAATCGCTTTCTAGGAAGTATAAAAGAAAAAAATTTTTTTCTTTTTTCTCAACATAAGCTAATAAGCGAAATATTTTGTCCTTTTGTCCATAGGACGTTTTTTTCTTTTAAAAAAGAAAGAAAAAGACTAAGAAATAAGGCTTTTGGCTCAAAAATTTTCACGGACAAAATGCAAAAATTTTTTGTCCGTATTTTGTCCATAACCCTGAATTTTGTCCATAATCTGAACGCTGAAATTAGAAAAAATGAGAAAATGAAAAATTCTCAAAAACCTATTGACTTTGAGAAAATCAGGTAGTATTATCAAAACATAAAGATAAAACCTTGAAAGGAAGTTAGAAACAATGACAGAAACAAAAACTAAAAAGAGAAAGAGCAGACCGAACACAGAAAAATATCAGCCTTTGACAAAACCGCTATCTGATGAAGGACTAGACCTTGTAGATTATGCAAACCGCCCTGTACGTAGTTGTCGCATAGTGGGCGAACCTTACATTTATCGAAGTCCGAACGTGATGGGCTTGTTGAACAAAGAAAGAAAATTTGATAGTGGATACTTGACTAAATGTTTGAACGAAGGCAAGAAGTATCGCGGGTATGAAATCGAACGTACCCCCGAATATGATAGCTATTTTGATATGCAACCGATAGTGTTTCTTGAAGAAAATAAATTAAACTTTTCAAGAACTATCGAGCAAGTCGATAGTAACACGGGTAACATTATACCTATCAAGTACACAATAGGCGAGCGAAAACACATCCCTTGGTACGACCGTTACACCCCTGAACAGTTAAAAGTAATCATGGAAACAGGTTCAGCCGAAGCACCTTATACCAGCGACTTTGTTTCAGTAAAAGAACCAACCGAACGAGATACAGCCTTGCGACCTATTCAAAAAGAAGCTGATATCAAGCCAGGGGATTTCGTTTTATTGTCGTATGGTAAAATTGCCACCTATGGGACGTTTACAAGCGTTTTAAAGCGTTCTAATATGACAAGTTGGGAATTAAGCGAAAACGTCTTAGAGACGAAATTAGGCACGAATAAGAGCAATATAAGAGTTTATCATCTATACAACGAAGAAGAATACAATAGATTTATGAGAGATTTGCGAAAAATACGCAAGTTGAGAGAACGAAAAATTTTTATGAAGGGGTGAAGCTCGAATGTTTGTGTTTTAGCCTAGTTGAAATTTTTTAGAAAAATCTATTGACTTTGTCATAAACCTTGGTATAATAAAAGTATAAAGAAAGAAGGAGAATAACCATGACAGAAGAAAGAAAAGACAATGGAACAACAGAAATCGAGAACTACCAAGTAACCATTGACGAGTTACTAGAACAAGTGGAAGGATTATCCGCCCGTTGTAACTTTGCTGAAAGTCGCCTACAAAAGTATGACGGCATCGAAGAAACGTTACATCAACTAGAAAGCGATTATAAAGCTTTGCAAGAAGTCAATAAAAAGCTAGAAGAAGAATTAGACGACGCCAATAACCGAGCAGATGCCCTAGGTAAAATGTTTGGCAACAAGCTGAACGAAGTAACGATAGCTAATAATAAAGCTGACGCATGGAAAAAGGTTGTAAGGTGGGAACTGTTCGAGAAGTAAAGAATTAAGCCTTGATTGCCAAGGCTTTTTATTTTGCCTTGAGTTGCCCAGTTGAGCGACTTCTCAACCCGTTGAAAAATAACTTGATTTATGCTATAATAAAACTATTGAACAATTATATCAATGTTTTTCAATGATTAATATAACAACTAAGGGAGTGAAATATAAATGGCAAGACCTAAAAAGAACCCTACGCCCCCTACACTAACCGAGTGGGTAAAACCTGCCAAGTTAGCATTAATCAAGGCTTATCGGGTAGATGGCGCAAGCTTGAATGACGTTGCAAATCTTATCGGGGTTGGTCGTAGCACACTTTACAAGTGGAAAGCACAAGAGCCGAAAATCGAACAAGCATTATCAATGGGTAAAATGGAAGCTGTTGCGCTTGTTGAAAATCGTTTCTTTGAAAATGCTTTGGTATCGAACAAACCAACAGACCAATTAGCGTGGTTACGATATAATAAACGTGACAAATACTATGACGAACAACCAAGAACGCCGAAATCAGACAATGTTGACAGCCAATTAAACGCTTTATTAGACAAAATCGCAACTGAATTGTATCGCTAGGAAGTGGAAAAATGTCACTTGACCTACTTTTTACGAAAAAACAACAAGAAGTATTGAAAGCCCTAATGAGCGATGATTGGTTTATAGCCGTTTTACATGGCGCTGTTCGTAGTGGGAAAACATATTTGAATAACTATATTTTCTTATACGAAGTGCGCCGAGTTGCTGAGATTGCAAAGCGTGAAGGAATCACCAACCCGATGTATATTCTAGCAGGTTATACAAAAAGCAATATCCAAGATAACGTACTGAACGAACTTTCTAATGTATTCGGCTTTGAATTTAAGTTTGATAAATTCGGTTCGTTTGAGCTATTCGGCGTGAAAATCGTACAAACCACACACGGAACAAAAAACGGGGTCGGTCGTATCCGTGGTATGACAGCCTTTGGTGCTTATGTCAATGAAACGAGTTTAGCGAATGAAAGTGTGTTTGAAGAAATAAAAGCCCGTTGTAGTGGTAAGGGCGCAAGGATAATCGCAGATACAAACCCGTCACACCCTGAACATTGGCTAAAAAAGAATTACATCGATAGCGATAGTCCTAGTATTAGGAGTTTTAATTTTGTATTGGAAGATAACACTTTTTTAAGTCAACGCTATATTGACAATCTGAAAGCGTCAACGCCTAGCGGTATGTTCTACGATAGGACTATCAAAGGGTTATGGGTATCAGGAGAAGGTGTGGTATATCCTGACTTTGACATAACCAAGCATTTAATTCCCGAAATTGACGAAAACGGAAATCATTTTCCTTATTGGAATTGCGATGAATATATCGTTGGTTGCGATTGGGGCTATTCTCACTATGGTAGTATCTTAGTCTTAGGAAGAATCGGCGACAATTGGTATTTAGTCGAAGAACACGCTGAACAATACAAAGAAATTGATTATTGGGTTGATATAGCCCTGAACATTACCAACCGATATGGTTATATTCCGTTTTATTGCGATAGCGCCCGACCTGAACACGTTGACCGTTTTTCAAGGGAAGGAATAAACGCTATTAATGCTGACAAGTCTGTTATGAGTGGTATAGAACACGTTGCCAAGTTGATAAAATCAGATAATTTTTATATCATTAAGCATGACAAAGAGTTGCATATTTTGAAAGAATTATATGCTTACGCTTGGAATGAAAGCACGGGTTTGCCAATCAAAGAAAATGACGATTGCTTGGACGCTTTACGGTACGCATTGTATACTCATTGTTATAACCCGATTGAAATTAGTAACCAAAGTATTTTTAAATAATTAAATCAACTCATTTAAATCAATTTAAATAATTGACTCAGTTAAATCAATTTAAATAATAATCTCAATTGAAATAATCTCAACCCGTTGAATAGCGAGTTGAAAAGGAGTGAATAACTTGACCGAACTGTTAAGTCTACCAATTGAACTAGTGCGAAAAACAAGCCCTTATAAAAATGTATTCGGTGCTGAAAAAGGTGTCCGCATGAACGATAGGGGAACATTTATCGCTGACAAATCGCTAGAAATTGGTATAGACCAAATTAACGACTATATTAATTTACATCAAACATACCGTGTGCCGAAGTTGCTTGAAAGTCATTATATGTATTTAGGCGAGTATCCTATTACCTATAATGGAAGCGCAGAAATTATTCCCGAAGGTATGCCTGATAACCGTTTAGTAGTCAACTTTGCGAAGTATATTGTTGATACTTTTAATGGTTACTTTATCGGTATCCCCCCTAAGATTAGTGCTGATGATGATAAAGTAACCGAGTTAGTAAATGACTTTTTTGAAACAGCTGACCTATCCGACAACCTAGCTGAATTGTCTAAAATTTGTAGTATTTACGGGTACGGATACGCTTTTCTATATACTGATGAAAACGGGGAAATTCAATGCACTTATAACAGCCCCCTTGACATTATCATGGTTCACTCAGATACTATTGATGAAAGCCCACGGTTTGCAATCAGATATTATATTAATCATGATAATGAAACTTGTGGCGAATTGTATACACAAGATAGCAAGTTTGAGTTTAATATTCAGCAAAAAACCTTGAAAGAAGTTGAGTATTTTAATATTTTTAACGGACTTCCATTAATCGAGTTTGTCGAGAACGATTTCAGACAATCAATTTTTGAGCAAGTGAAAAATTTAATCAACCACTTCAACAAGGCATTATCAAGCAAGGCTAATGATATCGAGTATTTTGCCAATACCTACATGAAAATCATCGGTGCAAAAGTTGGAAGTAACGCAGTTACCACCATGCAGAAACAGCGTGTTATTAACGTCACGGGGCAAGGTTCAGACAAAGTATTAATCGACTTTATTACTAAGCCTGATAGCGATAACACACAAGAAAACTTGTTAGAACGATTGCAAAAACTTATCTTTGTCACTAGCATGGTAGCCAATACGACAGACGAAAACTTTGGCAATGCTAGTGGGGTGGCCCTTGAATTTAAGTTACAAAATATGCACAACCTAGCAATTGCCAAAGAACGCAAGTTTACAAGTGGACTAAAACAATTATTCAAACGTTTATTTAATACGCCACTTGTTCCTGTTAACGAACAAGCTTACAAGACTTTAAAATATAAGTTTACCTTGAATATTCCTAGAAACGTGTCCGAAGAAATCGAGAACGCTAAGAACCTTGAAGGCATTGTTTCTAAAGAAACGCAACTGAGTCAACTATCTTTTGTAACTAACCCACTTGATGAAATGGAAAAAATCGAGAAAGAAAAGGTTAGTGACTTTGACAGTTTCAACGAGTTGAGCAATGTTTCAATTGACAACCCCACGGAGGAAAGTATCTTGGACAACAGCGAAGAACAATAAAATGTGATATAATAGCGCTATCTAATAAACAGGTAGCGCTATTTTAATTAGGGAGTGAATAACATGGATAACATAGAGCAATTCCTAGAACAGCATGGAAAAGTCATGCTAGCCAATGAGCAGCGTAGGGAAAAGGTAGCTAACAAAATCACAAAGCAATTTAAAGAGTTAGCGCAATATTTGAACAAAGTATTTACAGTTTGGTTCAATGAATACAGAGACGAAAATAACACGGTTGACATTACAGCAGTACAAAAAGCGCTGACAGTTAGCGAACGAGCGACTATTTTACAGCATTTAAAACGATACGAGCGACCTAACTTTTACAACGGGTTGAGCCGTGAACAACAATTGGACTATACCAATTCTTACAACAAGATTATTCAAAAGGCAACTGAAAACAAGTTGAGTTACCTTGAAAGTATGATTGAAATTGAAATACTAGCCTTTTATACAGCCTTGAATATAAAGGTTGATGATACTTTAACAAATGAAATCGAACGGGAATACGACTATACAAGGCAGATAGTCAACGCAGAAAACCTTGAAACACCTGTTGAAACTATCAAAGAAAAGGTTGCGCCCGATAAAGATAAGTCATTGCTTAATCAACGAACGGTATTGTTGGCAACAATTTTATTACTTGTCAAGACAGCTTTAATTGCTAACAAACCACGATTACAGACCACTAAACAAATGACTAAACAAGTGGCAAAAGCAAGTGCACAATTTACTAGCACGCTAAGAAGTACAATCGCAGATAGTCAAATAGAAGCGCAAAGACAAAGCTATCATGATTGCGATATAAAAAGATATTGCTTTGTAAGTGAAACTGAGATGTATAAGCATACTTCACTAGGTGGCAAAAGCACTGCCAAAGGTAAAAACCTTACGCCTTGTCCGATT